CATGTTGATTTTTCTATGGTTGATGGAGAATAAGGGAGAAGATAACTTCTCCTTTATTTGATTTTTTAAATAAAGTATGTTATAATATAGAAAAGGAGTGAGAAAATGAAGATAATTTCTAAAGAAATCAGAGACGCTGTACCAGAAGCTTATCTTCCTTTCAGTGCTTATGTTATTCAGACAAGAGCATTACCTGATGCTCGTGACTGTTTAAAGACTGGCGGTAGATATATTCTTTGGTCACAGTATCTTGAAAAGAACACTTTTGATAAAAATAGAAAGAAAGGTACATACATCTATGGACCAGTAATGCACTGGAATCCTCATGGTGACGCTGGTATTTGGGATAATATCGTAAGATTTGCAAAGCCATTCTCTATGAGATATTGCCTTGAAGACCCAAAGGGAAACGTCGGCTCTATGAGAGCTGGTAAGGACCATGCAGCACCACGTTATCTTGAACTTCGTAGCTCAGAAATCGCAAATGAATTTACAAAGCTCATTAAAAAGGATACTGTTCTTGAATGGAAACTTAACTATTCTGGTGAAGACAAATACCCCTCTGTATTACCAACTTTATTCCCTAACTTTGTAAATGGTAATACTGGTATCGGTGTTGGTTGTGCAAGTAGTATTCCTTGTTTTAATCTTTCTGAGGCTATTAACTCTTTGAAGATATTGGTTAATAACAGAGATGCAGATTATGATGAGATTTATATTGCACCAGACTTTCCTACTGGAGCTACAATTATAAATGGTGAAGCAGTAAAAGAGTCACTACGTACAGGCCGCGGCAAGGCAGTAAAGTTAAGAGCGGTTATTGAATATGATGAAACAAAGAACGAACTTGAAATTCAGCAAGTACCTTATCAAGTTTATACTGGAAGAATTACAAAGCAAATTGAGGAAGCAATAGCTGAAGGTAAGTTACTTGGTATCAAGAGCTTCTATGATGGTACAGATAAGTCTTGCGGTAAGTATGGTACTAAGATTGTAATTACCTTAAATAAAGGAACTAATGTTAAGCAGTTAGTTCGTCAACTTTATAAGGAAACATCTCTCCAGTCTTCATTTACTATTTGTCAGCTTATGCTTGAAAATGGTATAAAGCCAAAGCAGTATGGCTTAAAGGAAATGATGTTGGCATATCTTGACCACGCTATGGGCTGTTTAAAGCGTTCTTATATCTTTGATTATAATAAGGTTAAGAAAGCAATAAACATTAAGGAAGGTTATCTTATCGCTATTGCTAATATTGATGAGGTAGTTCAGCTCATTAAGTCAGCAGAATCTGAGGCCGCACTCATAAAAACTTTTGAAGAGAAGTATGGTCTTAATGAAGAGCAATCTAAGGCTATCATTGAACTTAAACTCAGAAGTTTAATGAAGTTGGAACATATTAAGATTGAAAAGGAACTTGAAAAGTTAAGAGTAGAAGCTGAAGGTCTCGATACGCTTGTAAATGATGAAGCTACTTTCAAGGCAGCTTTTATTGCAGAACTCGATAGAATTAATAAGAAGTGGGGAGACCCTCGTAGAACTACTGTTCTTAACCTCGACTGTGACGAGGATAAGGAAGATGCAGAGCCTATCGAAAAGAAGGAACTTCTTATATACTACACTAATCTTGGCAACATTTATACCGTAGAAAGTTCTACTCTTATGAAAACGCGCCGCGGTGGCAAGGGTTCTAAGATTAAAATGGCAGATAATGAAGCAATTGTCAAGACCATTAATGATGATAACTTTAGCTCATTAATGATATTCTCTAATCTCGGTCAGGCATATGCTTTATCTATTGATGATTTACCTATCAATTCTAAAGTAAATGTAGCACAGTTATTTGACTTTAAACCTGACGAAAAGCCTACAACTATTACCTCAGTAAACCGTAGACATGGTATCGAATACTACATCTTTGTAACTAAGAACGGTATGATTAAGAAAACTGCGGGCGAGGAGTATAACTTTAAGAGAGGTAAGGCTCTTAAGGCAATCAATCTTAAAGACGGCGATGAAGTTGTAAACGTTCTCTTTATGAAGAACGAACAAGTCGGAATCTTGACAAATAAGGGAAATTTTGTTAAAATAAATACAGAAGATATAAATGCAATAGGAAGAGCAACAGCAGGCGTTAAGGCTATTAAGCTTAATGACGATAACTATGTAATTGACGCAAAAATAATCGACGAAAAGGATAAGTATATGATTACACTTTCTGAACGTGGCTTGATTAAGAAAGCTTCTATGAACGAGTTCCCAGTTTGTGGCCGCCCCATCAAAGGTAAGAAGATTTCTGACACAAGAGACGGAGATAAAATAGTCAAATTCTTGACTTTAAACGAAGAAAGTGATATAATAATTATAGTAAAACGAAAGAACATAAAAATATCAACTTCTGAGTTAAGAGAGCTCACTCGCAATGCCACTGGTGTAAAAGCCATAAACATTGATGAAGGCGACATAGCTTCAGATTTAGTGAGGGGATAGGAATGAGTATCGAAACTAAAATCGAAAAGATAAAGGCGGAGAAGGAGAGTGCCATTGAGGCACTCAACCTCTACCTTGATTCTATATACAATATGACCGACAAATTCTTCGATAACCTGATACAGGAAATAGATGGCGAGGAAAAGGTAGTTCGTGTCCTTAAAGAAGGGCTTGAACCTGATGAGAAGGTTGAAGGTTTTATAAAGGAATTAAACTCCGATGCAAACGCGTATGAAAATGTTAGAGGAAAGTTATTGTCTGACGACTTTAATTTGTCCCTCACTGAAATCGCAAGAATAGGACTTGCTTTTACTTTCGCAGGAATAGTAATCCAAAAGAGAGTTGAAGAAAGCCAGAAAGCGCTTGCCCAAATCAAAGCGACGATTGACGTTTTGATGGAAGGAGAAACTCAAAATGTTGACTTTTCCAAAGAAGATTGATATAATATATATAGAAAATCAAACAAAGGTACAAAACCTTTGAGGAAAAGGAATAAGTCGAAAATTTGACTTTTAATTCCGATTGTGTTATAATTATTAAGGTAAATAAATAGCAATATGTGGAAAACCCACCTGCTATTTTATTTAATACATTTTAAATTTTAAATTTTTTAAAGGAGTGATTTACAATGGCAACAAAGATGACTGAAGGTTCAAGAAAGGTATTTGAGTATCTCAAGGCAGCAGGCGCAGGTGTCGCTTTCACAACTAAGCAGGTATAGGAAGCTCTCGGATTCGAGAAGGCTGGTTCTGTAACTGGTTCTGTTACTGGTCTTTGCAAGAAGGGCTACGCAGAGAGATTTACAGAGACTGTTGAGGACGAGAACGGCAAGAAGACTGAGGTTAAGAAGTTCGCTCTTACAGAGGCTGGCGCTAACTTCAACCCAGATGCTGAATAATTGAAGTCAGACGAATTTAAAAGGGCGATATAACTATCGCCCTAAATTTTACTAAGAAAAAATATCCCAGACGGAGGAAATGTAAATGTTAAATATCGAAAAAACTCAGAGTGATAATTCAGTATATATGAGCGGCGTTCTTAATGAACTTGACATAACCACAGGCCAGTCTAAGGACGGCAAAGAGTGGATTCGTGGTACAGCAGTAATTAAGTGCGATTAGGAGATTAACGGAGTTCCCGTTGAGTGCCTCGGCACAGTAAAGATGTTCTCTATGAGATTGAAGAAGGACGGAGACCTTAATAAGGTTTACGACAGAATCCTTGGCTATAAGGAGAAGTTCACCTCAGAGGCAGCTGCTGATGAAGACCACCCAGCTTCTAAGGTCACAGTAACTGGTCAGCTTGAAGAGAATATCTGGGTTGATAGCTCTACTGGTAAAGAGCGTTCTACTTTCCAGATTAGTTCTAACTTCTTGAATGACAAGAGAGAAGGCGACGAAGATGGTATTAAGTTCCAGCTTTCAGGTGTCGTACTTAATGACCCTACAAATGCTGATGAAATCGACAAGAATGATGAGCCTACAGGCAGAATCCGTATCAAGTTCGGCGTAATCGGTTACGGCGGCAAGATTAACGTTCTTGACCTTTATGCTTCTGAAGGCGCAAAGAGCCACATTCAGGTCAGCTGGAATAAGGAAGATACAGTTAAGGTAACTGGCCGTGTCAATGTAACAAAGAAAATTGAGCAGATAGAGGAAAAGCAGGGCTTTGGTGAGTCTATCATCAAGACTCGTACTATTTCTACTAAGGAGCTTATCATAACTGGTGGTTCTGCTTCTGGTCTTGAGGAAGAGCTTTCATATGACAGCGATTCCATTAAGAAGGCATTAGGAGACCGTAGAGCTAAGATAGACGAATTAATTGAAAATAGTAAGAACTCTACATCAAAGGCAGCTCCAAAGAATAAGAGTACTGATTTCGGATTTTAATTAATCCGAAATCTAACTTTATTTCAAAGGAGTGATTTAAATGCCTATAGATTTACTTAATCTACAACCTCAAGTAATTTCAAAAAATTTAAGAGGTAAATACATAATGCTTTACGGCTTGCCAGGTGTTGGTAAAACAAGCCTCGCGGCGCAGTTCGAGAAAGTTCTTATCGCAGGTTTTGAAATGGGTACTAATGCACTTAATAATGTATATGTTGCCCCTATAAAGACTTGGGATGACTGGAAGAAAATGGTAAAGGATTTATGTAGAAAAGATGAACTTAAGGATAAATTCCATACTATTGCTGTTGATACAGTTGATGAAGCTTGGAACCTTTGTACAAAATACGTATGTGGACAGGCATGTGTTGATAACCTTAGCGATGTCGGCTTCGGTAAACTTTATGCAGAAGCTTCTAAGGAGTTCGCACAGCCATTCAGAGATTTAGCTTATAACGGCTATGGTTTAATCTTTACAGGCCACTCCGCAGAGAAGGAGTTTGAGAATGAGAAGGGTGAGAAATACACTCAGATTGTTCCAGCTCTTCAGAACCGTGCATTCGACATCATCAACAAGATGGTTGACATTATTGCATACATAAGAGAAATTTCTCTCGAAGATGGCGACAAAGTTATTCGTAAGCGTTTTATGTTTCTTCGTGATGAGGTCGGCGATAGATTCTTAGTTAAATCAAGATATCGTTATATTGCCCCTCGTATTCCACTCGACTACAACGCATTAGTTGAGGCTATATATAAGGCAATAGACGATGAGTGCGCTAATTCTGGCGGCGCAGCCACGGATGAACATAATCCATATACAACCTTAAATTTCGATGAACTAATGGAAGAAGCAAAGATGTTATGGGGCCAGGTTGTCCAAAACAACAAGGTCAGTGAGGCTTCAGCTATATTGGAGTCTGTCTTTGGAAAACCTAAAAAGTTTTCAGAAATCTTACCTGAAGAGGTTGATGGGCTCAATCAAGTTTTGATTGAGGTACGTGCTATACTTTGATTATTCGGGGGAAGGATTAATTTCTTTCCCCTATTTTTGTAAGGAGG